GTCGCCACTCACGCGCGGCCTCCTCGTCAGGGTCTTGATCCTCCAGCGGCGTCACATCGACGACCACCTTAGGCACCGCCGCGCGCTTCAGTTCCCGGCGCAGGATGTCCGTGATCTGCTGCGGCTTCGCCTTCAACGGCAGCGTGTCGGCCAGATCCCAGCCATCCGGGAACACCGCACTCAGCGTCACAATCGACACCGGCACACGCTGCTCACCCAGTTTCTTCTGAATCTCCAGCGCCGCCTCGATGCCCGGCGTGTCGTTGTCAGGCCAGACCACGCAGCTATGCCCAGCCAGCAGACTCCAGTCCGTCTGGTCGACAGCCTTCGCCCCGCCCTGCCACGTCGTAATGACCCAGCCCTCAGGCACATATTGCGCTGCACCATCGGCGGCCTTCTCGCCCTCGACGATCAGCACCGGTGCGCTCGGCGATGCCGCCAACAGGTCGCCGTTATACAGCGGGCGCTGCTTGCCGAACCCGGACGTGAGAAACTTCTTCCCGTCCCAGACAATCGGCCTGATCTCTTTGCGCGCACCCGGCGGATTCCACCGTGCCACCGCGCCAAACGCGGCGCCATCAGCCATGCGGTAGATCCACATCGCATCAGGCTCCGGGCCGAGAGACTTCCGCAGCGAGTCCGGGATCACCACCGGCTCAGGCATCGGCGTGACAATCTCGGCCTTAGCCGTGATGTCCTCAGCAATCGCCAGCGCCTTCAGGTCTACCTTACGCATGGGTCAGGCCCAGCATCTCGGCGAACCCAGCAATCGTTTCCTGCAGGCTGTCGCCAAACAGCTTCATGGACAGGTCAATCATGTCGCCCTTCTCGCCGGTCGCGAAGTCCTGCCAGCGCCCGGTGCTGAACGATACGCCCAGCGAGGGGTTCCGGTCGTCGCGCCACGGCGCACACGCCAGATACCAACCGCCCTGCCGCTTGCCACCCGGCAACCAGTCACGGCACAGGGCCTCGATGTGAGACGGACTCAGGCGATCCTTGATGTCACGGATTGTGTATGACCGGGACTTGACGGATACGGCGGGGGAACAGGGGGGAGCACGCCTCCCGCCGCTCTTGTGGTTTTTAGGCAAGCCTTGGACATCGCCACAATTCCCGGTCATTTCGATATTATCCCTCTGTATCCGCGCCGTCAAACGCGGGGGTCGCCAATGCTACAGTTTCAAATTAAACTGACAAGCCTGTCAGCAAAATTATTCGTCAACGTCAGCATCGTAAATGCCACTGACAAAGCTAAACCTATGAAAACGCTCGGGGATTTCCGACAGCACATAGGTGTGACCCTGTGCGTCCTTCCATTCCCCGAACTTCGTCAGCCGAATCCGCAACATCAGCGCCTCTGGATCAACCTTGATGTCCCACTGCTGCTCCTGCTCATTCGTGCAGTTACCCAACAGCATGATCGGCTTCCAGCCTTTACGCAGTGTGCAATCCATCTCGCAGATGATCATCTCGGTCGGACTGACAGGCTCCAGTATTTCGAAGGGCAGGATACTCCCATCTTCGGTGCAACGGTTCGCAAACCGCATCAGCCTGCCCTCCGGCCCAGCCGCGCCTCCACCGCACGGCGCAGCATCAGCGGGGTGAACCCCCACATCCGCATCGCCACGCTGTAGTGCTTCACCAACTCCGCAATCTCAGCGTCAACGGCATCCATCTGCGCCTTCAGCGCATCACGCCTGTCAAACGCCCCAGCCGCAGCCGCAATCGTTTCATTCTCAGTCATGCTCCCCCTCCCTCTCAGTGCTTCGCGGCTGGCCGCATGCCGTATTCCCGGAGCAGATCCAGCGCCCTCTCCATCTCGGCATACAGGCGCCCCGGTATGATGCTGTCATCCGTGAAGGCGTCGAACGCATCCACCAGATTGTCCAGCACACGCAGCGCCCGGCCAGCATCGCGCGCTGTCAGGTCGCCCGGCTTCTCCAAGTGCATCGCGCTGATCAACTGATCCCGCGAGATCGACGTTAGCAAATCACTCAACTGCGCCCACGCCTCAGTCTCATCCTCGGCCCTGATGCCGAAGCACAGATTGAATTCATGGTGTTTCATTCTACCTCCCCTTCCCAATCAAGTCCGTCGGTCAGTCCGTAAATCGCGTCACGCAGGTCTTTCGGCAGAGCCGCCGCATCCACAGACACGCCCAGTATCTCAAGCTCGTCGATCTCAGCGGTCTCCTGCACAGGCTCCCACCATGATGGTGAGCGCGGCACACCGTAGTCGGCGCGCTCCATCTGGCAGACGAACGTCACCCGCAGGTCGTCGCTCTCGTATGTCGCAGTCGCAATCATCTCATTCACTCCGTCACGGTGATAAAACTTCTCGTCGGTATCAGCACCACGCGCTCGACATCGCGGCTGTCGCCCCGGTCATAGCGGCCCCCGGTAGATACCGTGTGTTCGACAGGCACCTGAACGATGCCCAGTTCATCCGTCCACTGCACCGCCAGCAGGGCGTCAGCACCCCTCGCGTCGATGGCGCAGAGCGCATTGTATTTATGCTCACTCAGCAGATAGGTTTCGTATCGCGCGCGCTCATTCCTACGCACTTTGATCTCAACGACACGGGGTCGCGGCTGGCAGCGGAAAACGGCATCGTATGGCGCGAACGGGTCTCGCGGCGCAGTGGCCGTCAACCCGAAAGCGCGCTCCAGCTTGGCGATGACGCCAGCCTGATTGGCGCGATCCGCATCGCTTTCATAGACGGGTCGCGTCATTCCCCCTTCTCCTTCTTCATCTGCCTCAGGGATCCCATGCTCCGCGCTCGGCCATTCGCCACAGCCCGCGCGTGTATCTCTGGCCGGTTCTTCTTCAGCGCCTCGCCAAATCTCGATAGACAGCCCCAGCCACACGCCCGGCCCAGTTCCGAGAGAGTCAACGTCTCGTCATACTGGCCCGGCGCCGGCAGCGTTCTCGGCCCACGACGGCGGTGCAGCCCCGTGTCCTTGCGCCACAACCGGACAGTCTCTCGATCCACGTCCAGCCGCTGCGCCAGTTCCTCATTGCTGCGATCCGCCAGCGCCGGGAAAATCTCCGGCACCGGAGTCCCTCGCGCAATCACCGCCTTCACCTGCGACAGGTGCGCCCGCGCTTTCTCAGACAGGCGCACAGGCGTCAGCTTCTGCCCGTCCCACCACATGAACCTGCGGTCGTGGATAATCACTCGCCTAGCCGACATCGCCCTCGCCCATCACACATCCCCTCAAATTAATTCGCCATTAACTCGCCATTAATTCGCCGCGCCTCGAAATTAATTCGCCGCGCCTTCGCAGATAAGATCGGCGACGGTTGCGCCGTCGAACCAATAGTTATTGATAGCGTCCATCGCGCCTTTGACCCGTTCACCAGCCGCCATGCGAATCTTCAGCGCCTCGTTCAGCGCGGCTAGTTCGTCGGCGGTGTAAACGTAATCGGTATTATCGTGCGTGAACATCACTCCGTCCCCTCTACCCTGTTAATCATCTGCTGCACGTCATACAGCAGCCGCGCCGCGCTATTCGGCTCCATGCCGCCATAGCCGTCAGATTCGTAATCGGCATACCGATCCAGAAATTCCGCGCACTCGGCCAGCATATCCAGTATTTCTTCCATCATTTCCGCCGCTCCCTCTCAGCCTGCGTCCACCGCGCCAGCGCCTCACGCGCCACCTGCGCGGCCTCGTCACGCACCCGGCGGGCATGAACCCACCGCATGCGCTCCTGCTCCGCAATCGCTGCATCCAGCGCCTGCAATGCCTGCTGTCCCGTCATTTCATCGTTCCTTTTATAAGGCCCATCGGCGTCATCGACATCGCCCGCTCGTAGGCGTTTTTCTTCTTCACCGCCGATTTAAACTGCTGCTCCCTCAGCCACAAAAGCTCCTCCAGCACCTCCAGCATGTCAGGCGCGGCAGCGATTAACCGCGCGTTCGCCTGCACGGTCTGCGCGTCCCAATCTTTCTCCATAGTGCAGACTGGCAGCCAGCGTGCCTCGCCATCAGGCCCCGGCTCGCATAGCGCCTCAACCCCTTTCTTGATCCCGAACCCATCCCGCATAACAAACCACGGCCCCGGTGTGTGTCCCGTCATTTCAATTCCCCCTTCGCATTCGCGATTTGCCAGCGAGCATCGTCCTGAAGAATTTCGTCTCGCACGTCCCAAGACGGTGAGTCCCTTAACGCGCCATGCCTCTCAACCAGATGCTCCAGTGTGGCCAATATCCGCAGCGTCGTATCCGCCGCCCGCCTCAGATCGTGCATCACCTCGCGCATGTGCGAGCCAGCCGGGGCCTCCAGCGCATCCGCTGCATAGGCCAGTGAACCAGCCGCAGCGACCAGCGTTTCCATCACACCCTTCGTCATTTCACTCTCCCTTCGCTCTCGCTATCACTGACGCAATCGCCGCCAGCACGTCATCTTCCTCGCCCTCGTAATTCGACACCTCCAGAGAATCACGCGCGACCTCTAACATTTTCAGCATCTCAGGCGCGGCAGCGATCAAGCGGGCATTCGCCATCGCTCGTGCATCGTCGTGCAAGCCGGGTTGCCCAAATAGGTGGGCGTTCGTCGTGCAGATATCCGCGACAGTCTCGCTCTCAATTTCCACCTGATACCCGACCGCAAACCACGGCCCCGGTGTGTGTCTCCCCCGTTTCATGCGTCCGCCTCTACTTCCCGGTAATCCTCAATCATGTGTTCCGCGATTTCGAACCAGTTCACGTCCGAGAGGAACGCCTCGGCATAGTCCAGCGCCAGCCCGGAAGCCTGTTCCGCCACCGTCTCCAGCGCCATCTCCCGCAGGTTCTGGCCTAGATCGTAGGCGTCCAGATCGTTATCCGACGCGCCGTCATAGCTGTCGAACATCTCCAGCCGCACCCGCCATGTCGCGTAATTCGTCCATCCGTTATATTTGCTCATTGTCCCTGCTCCTCGATAATATCGACGGCCTCAACCATCTCCTCGATGTCCATCCCCATCGTCTGCACTTCCACGAACGACAGGTCGCGCTTGTCATTCAGTTCTAGCGTAACCCACGGTTTCACCCAGTCGCCGTTCGGCAACAGCCACGCGCGCCCACAGCCATCGTCCAGTGACGCGCTCCCATCAGGCAGCGTCAGTGTTACGCTCAACGTCAAATTCACAATCATCGTCATCCCCCTTCGTTATGCGTCCAGCGCCGCATCCAGCGCCGCCGCGACCGCTTCCCTCAGCCCAAACAGGCTGTCGTCCGCATAGGCGTCAAACAGCGCGGTATCCGGCCCACCGTCCCAGCCGGGAGGATACGCAACCACGCGCCAAGCCTCCCATGTCGGCACATCGCAGCCGTGCGTGTCCGAAACCCACACATACGCACCAGACAGCAGATACCGCGACAGCACATGGCACCCGCCACCCGTGTGTTCAGGCTCAAAGCCCTGCCCGGACAGGATATTATCCAGCATCACAGCCTCCCTCACTTCGGATAGAAACACAGGTCGAAACTGTAATGCGGCTCTGCGAAAATGCCGCACTGGCACAGCGCCTCACTCGCCACGATGGCCCACTCATACGGGCCAGCCTCAAACGATATGCGCCAGCCTTCCCGCTCCTGCCGGATGAAGCATTCGCGCTCCGGGTCACAGCCGATAGCCTTTGCAAACTGGCACATCGCGTCATAGGCGGCCTTCGCCCGGCCCTTGCAGCTTTTGCGCTTGCTGGCGGCCAGCGCCACCCACTCGGCAATCAGCGCCGCGCCGTCGCCGTAATAATAGCCCTCATTCTTGCGGGCATAATCCAAATTAAGCATCACACAATCTCCCTCAGATAAGCGCCAGAACGGCGACGATGATAACAAGCGCGGCAACAGCCAGCGCAGAGTGAAGGCGGCTCTCGGTCATGCCAAAGCCTCCCGCATCTCATCAACCCGGACGCGCGCCACATCCAGCGCCTCGTCCAACAGCTCGTTCGCCACCTCGACCAGATAGGCGTTCGCCCGCTGGCCCCGACGAAACACGGGATAATTGCACTCAATGCCCCAGAGTGATGCAGCATGGCCGTCAATCTCAATGCCATTGCGCGACACGCTCACGACTATACCGCACCAGAACCATTCATCGTTCTTCCATGCGTCCATTACAGCCTGCGCCCGCGCCATGCGCCGCGCCAGTGTCGCCTTGCTTTTCGGCCCAATCCAGCCCGCATCCTTCGGGTCAAGCGAGGGCCAAAAACCGTCCTGTTCCCTGTCAGGCGCGCCGCTGTTCGTGTCATAACGAACCGTCGCCGTTACCTCGAAGCCGTCCACCTCGCATGTGATGCTATCGCCCTCGCAGACGTAATCACGGAAACCTTGACCAACAAACATTTCATGCCTCCCGTTTCAAACGGCCCGTCAAGACCGTCACCCAGCCTCTAATTCAGCGTGACATTTCGCGCAACAGTAAATCAGCACCGAAAACGGAGCTTTCACATCCGCAATCGGATCGACAGGGAAACGCTCGTTTTCGATTAAAACTAACTTACAACGAAGGGTTAACCCATTGAGATTGCTCATGAAACAAAATGTCACGGGCCAAGCCCCTGAAACCAAACGATAAAACAGCGTTTTGAAACGGGTGAAACGCCCCTGTGACGGTTGGCTGTTTCACTCCAAGACACTGATAACATTACCGAAATCGGGGCGAAAACGCAAATGAAACGGTTTTTCGGGAAATATAGCCCCATATAGGTATTCATACCCCTGCTGTGTTATGTATACAACGCACCACCTCCTTAAACCTATATATCTCTAAATCTTGTTTCAATTATAATAATAATAAGAAAAGGGGAGCTTTTTCAAAGGCTTGGAGTGAAACAGGCGCTGTGACAAATGGCGTTTTTCTGTTTCAAAACGCCTTTTTATGCAGCGAAAACAGGCTCTTAGCCCGTGACACATCAGATAGGCGCTAGCCGCCGTGTCAACAGGCGATGCAACCGGGGACAAGCTCTGGCGGTGGCTGCGAGGGGCTGCCGGTTTTAAAGCCCGCTGGGCGCGGCGGGGTGCCGGGGGTGGTGCTGGTGCCAGCGCGGCGCTGGCGGCGCTGTTCGGTGCCTTTGACAGGCAAAAGAAAAGCCCGGCGGGTGAGGCCGGGCTAGTTGGGGGTGGTGCTGACCTATCAGGCGATGCGCTGTATCCCCAGCCCTGACTTATCGCACCACAGGCGATAGGTGGTGCCTGCCGGTGACGTGAACGTGCCACCCCTCCCGGTCTGCCAATAATCCTGTGCGCCCAGCCAAAGGCCCTTCTCGTGCACGTAACACCCGAATTCAAACATGCGGTGCAGGCGGCTTCCCCAAGGGTGGGGATTGATATACCGGGCTCGGCCCCCGTCGCGGGCGACGCGCTCGCTCTCGGCATATCCCGCGCGAAGGGCGGCATAATCAGCGTTTGTCATCTTGGCCATGATGCTGGTTCCTCTCTGGGCTGTGATGGGTGGGATCAGCGCGACAGTCGGTCTAGGAATGCCGCCGCTGTCTTGAGACTGCGGAACCGGCGCGGCGTCTGCTCATCCCCGTCGCGGTTTATCACGCGAAAGGTGCGCTTATCGCATGGCAACCATATGGTCAGGCCCGTTGCGGCATGCAGCCAACGGCGGGGGCGGATCAGGGTAACGGTGGCGGTATTCATGGCGGTTATGCTCCCAGTGTGTTGCGTCACATTGCAATGTGATGGGGGAGGTTCGCGCCTCCCCCAGTGTGATCAGGCGTAGAAGCCGCAAGCCCTCAAGAACGTCTCGCGTTCGAAGCGGGGATTTTCAGCCGCCAGCGCCTCCATCACCCGGAGCGCGGCGTAACGCACGCCGGATTGTTCGCCGGAATTAAAGGTGCGGCCATTGTCTGACAGCCGTTCGCTGTCGCCATTGCTGGCGATATGGGCCAGCGTCTCCCGGAGGGCGGCGGCTATCATCACATAGTCCTTGCGTGTCATGGTTCTGGTTCCTTTCAGGGATGGTTCAGCGTAAGATTTCAGCACATTCGAGCAAGCGCACTAGCTCCCGCGCCCATTGCTCGGCCTCGCGTTGTTTGCCGCATTGTTTGTAAGCAATGGCCTTCGCCATCGCGCGGCTGACTTCGCTGCGGTCAATCATTGCCAGCCCTCTACGGTTGCAACGTTGGCATAATGCGCGGCAATCCGCGCACGGCGGCGAAGCTCAATCAAGTGCAGCGCAACATGGGTGCGCGTCATGGCGGGCGATGGGCTGGCCGCGCTGGCTGCAATCCATTGCGAGGGCTGGGCATGCAATGCCCGCATATATATTTGTTTGCGCGTCATATCGAAACCCCTTCTGCGGCACCGTTGCCGCGCCGCCAGAGATACAGCAATCAGCCATCGCGTCAACAGCCGTGTCACCATGCCAGCGCAGCAATTGCGTATACAGATTGCATGCATTGCCCGGCCTGCCTGTTGCTGGCTGGGGGTAGGGCCGGCGCCCTCTGGCACCCCCCACCCACCCAGTTCGCCCGGCTTGGCCGCCCTTCGTAGCTATATATACCCACTCTCCCCCACATTTCGCTCCAAATCCGTCTGGGCTACACACAGACCCCCCACCCCCTAAAACACCCCCCTTTGTTTTTAGCTGCGGTTCCATTATGTTTATTTTGTAGTTTTGCCGGGGCGCTGATTATGTTTGATGACACGGGTGATTTGGATGTGATAGGTCCTGCTGAGCGGGACGCGATTTTCGCGCGTGTTTATGTTGAGCAGCGTGCGCTGAAGAAGGGGAACGCGGCTGAGATTGCGTGCGTCAGGGCTGGGATTACGAGTCCTGAGTTGAACATGTCGATTGTTGCATCGAGGCAATTGGCGAGGCCGGAGGTTCAGCGTTTGATTATGGCGGCTGAGGCTTCGGGGGTTGATGTTGAGCGCCGGGAGTATACGCGGGATTTGTTTTTGGATGAGTTGCAGGCTGTTGTTCAGGCGGCGATGGACAAGGGTGCGTATCCGAGTGCGATTAGTGCTGTGAAGACGCAGGCACAGTTGCTGGGGATGTTGGATCAGACGGTGAATGTGAACCACAGTGTGAGCGCGAAGGATCTGGATTTGGCGACGCTCAGGGCGATGGTTGCGGATCGGGCGCGTCCGGTGAAGGTGATTGAGGGGACGTTGGTTCGTGGGATTGGGGATGGTGATGACTGAGACGGAGAAGGACGCGCGGATTGCGAAGTTGGAGGCGGAGTTGCATCGAATGCATCGGCGCCATTCGGAGATGGCGCAGTACGCGGCGTTTTGGATGGACGAGTATCTGCGTATAGTGGATGCTCAGCAGCGCGCGGATTTGGCTGCCGGATGAACGACGACCTGACGCTGGATGAATTGCTGGCGGAGTTGGTTTCCCGCGAGGAGGCGATATCGTCGTTTGCGAAGTATGTTGAGTATGTGAGTGGGTTGGCGCCGCCGCCGCATTTGCGGTTGGTGTGTGAGAAGCTGGATGCGGTTGCGCGCGGTGAGATCCGCCGTTTGATGATTAGCATGCCTCCGGGTCATGGGAAGTCGTTTGCGGCGTCTCACTATTTCCCGGCGTATTATTTGTCGAAGAACCCTGACCGGAACGTCATATTCGCAACCCATAAACAAGAGTTGTCGGATTCGTTTGGTTTGAAGGTGCGCAACGTCATCAAGGGTGACGAGCATCGCCGGTTGTTCCCGGGCGTTGGGATCAGTGCGGACAAGACGGCGGCTGGGGAGTGGATGACGACGGGGAGTGGTGGTTATCACGCGACCGCGGTTGGTGCGAACGTGACGGGTCGTCGTGGGGACATATTGATTGGGGACGATTTGCTGTCTGGGATTCAGGCGGCGGAGAGTGAGAGTGAGCGTAACAAGTTGTGGTCGTGGTATGGCGCGGATTTTTTCACGCGTCGGAAGAACAAGGACACGCCGATAGTTTTGATTGGGACGCGCTGGCATCTGGGTGACCACATGGGTCGTCTGGATCAGGCGGAGAGGGATGGTGAGGGGGAGAAGTGGGAGCGGGTAATATTGCCCGCTATGGCGGTGGATAAGGACATTCTTGGGCGCAAGCCCGGGGATGCACTGTGGCCGGAGCAGTTCCCGAAAGAGGAACTTGAGAA